AATATCTGCTCTTTCTGTCCAACATTGAAAGTATTGACCTTTCTTTCTTTTTAACCAAGGATCTCCATTTAATCCAACAATTAAATAATCAGAAAAATCTTTTGCTCTTTCAAAATATCTTAAGTGACCACTATGTATTGGATCAAATCCACCTGTAACAAGACTGACTTTATCAAAGATCATTCTACAAATGTTGAATCAGGTTCAAGTGCAATAAAGTAAGTTAGATTGTGATTCTTATTTACAAATCTAGCAAGTAATTTCTTAGATATAACAACCTCATAAGTACCAGGAAATATTTTAATATTCTCTACCTTAAAGTTAAATGAAAACTCTTTGTCTGTTTCTCCTACAATCATACCAGTTTTAGTTGATGTGTCATTCTTCTTATCACGAACAACCATCTTAACAACTCCATTCTCACCAACCACAGATAAATCAGAACACTGATTAACTGCTGATATCTTAAGAAGACGAATCAAAGTATCATTATCTAGAATAAAACAAACATCTTCACTTGGAAGAGTTAAAGTTTTTTCTGGAGGTGTAATAATTACACTTGGATCAGCAAAAAAATATTCAGTTTCAAAATGCTTACCATCTACAATTTTAACATAAGATTATTTGTAAAATCTAATTCTGGATTTGCACAAAGAGATACATTATTCAAGAATTGAACAAGATCATAGATTGCAAAATCTTTTGGAAACTCTTCTTCGACTTCAACTTCAGCAAGAATATTTTTCATCACAGACATTGTGCGAAGAGAATTACCTTCTTTGAATAAAATTGATTGATTAATAGAAGAAAAGTTTTTTAATAAGTTAAATGTTTTTTCAGATAATTTCATAGATTCAAGTGATTCAAGAGTTTGAAAAGTTTGCATAATTAAGGCATTTGATCGAAGTTTCCAGATGGCATGGATGGTTCTCCATAATGACCATCAAAGTGTGCTAACAGCATAGCATAATGTATGACTTTTAACAAGTCTTTTTTATTTTTTCCGTCTTTATTTCCATACCTACTTCCATATTTCAAGATGTTTGCCTGACAGAAAGAAGAAGCTAAATCCTTAGATGCCATTAAATCAATTGTTTGAACCTTACGAAACTCATGTGAGTTTCCTGTGTAGTGTCCTTGATAAGTTCCTGACACGTATTCCTCAATATCTTTTAAAATTTCTTCTTCATGATATTTGTAGTAATGTGCTGACTTTGGTTCGTAGTTAAAATGAGCATAAGGATTTTTACCATCCATATCTGCTGTAGTTAAATCAATTTCATAATCTAAACCATCAGGTTCATAACCATAACAATTTTCGTAAGAGTCAGTGCTTCCACCACCAACCACAAACTCAGCCCTTGCTCGATCTACAGGATCAGTGAAAGGATTCTCTGCATTAGGGTCATTACGCTTATAATCATAATAAGCATCTGAATGTTCTACTGGATCTGGTTCTTTCCACAATCCTGTTTTTTCATCTACTTCTTTTTTCTTCATAATTGGATAATCTTCATCAAATGTTCCGTTTAGAATTGACGCTGCTAAACTCCACGCATTAACCATATGTAAATAGAAAATCGTTTACAAGACTCTCTGCTTTTTCTTTTCCAAACTTACCACTCAGATAACCTGAGACAGGATCAAGTTTAGTCATATATGCATCGAAGTCTTTATACAAACTAGTATTAGTTCCAGTTGGTTTCTCTAATTCTAACATATCCTTGAACTTTGTCAAGTAAGTCTAAACATATCAAGGTGTTCATCTACCTCATCCATAGTACACTTGACTACATAAATGTTTTCTGAAAAATGATTACCAGGTTCAAAGAAACGAATATCTCCATCTTGTTTTGGTAAACCATCAACAGAGAACAAATAGTTTTCTACAGGATGTTGAAAATCAAAGACAATAATGACCTTCTTGTCAAAGAATCCCATAAGATCCATACCAAAACATGGAAGATTACTGCCTGTCTTAGGATAGATGATGTTGTTGTAAATGCAAGATTTTTCATTCCAGATCTCCACTTCTCTTGACTTAATTATATATGGAGTTGTATATGTTTTTGCGGTTAGGTATGTACCTTTAGATTCCCATGTATCCCAAACGCTCCCTACACCGTTGTGGAGAGGGAGCGTTTCGTGCAGAATCTTTTTGTAATTAACCCACAGATTCATTGTTTTCATACATTGCGTCTTCTTTCTTGTCCATTTCAAAGTCAGCATCTACTTTGTCATACAACTCAAGGAATGATTGCTTTGTCTCATCATCAAATCTGTTGATACAAACTTGAATTGCCTTTTGCTTATTGTTGAAGATTGCGTATGCACGAATGATGTGGACTAATCTTCTTGTGCTGATGATCTCTTCGATACCACCATCGTAGAATGTCTTACGAATAATGTCACCCCAATCAACTAATCTCTTACAGAAATCAGCATCGTTAACACCAAGAGTTGCAGCAATCTTTTCTAAGATCTTGTTCTCTACTGAGGGAGAGGGGTAGGATTGCTCGAAGGTAACTGGGAATCTTTCGAGGAATGCTTCATTGAGCACGTTAGTTCCAATAAAGCGTCCGTCGTCTGAACCTTTACCCTTAGTATTTGCGGTGGCGAATATGTTGAATCCGTCTCTTGGCTCAACGTATCTTCCAATCTTTTTAAGGAAAAGACCATTTCCCTCAAGGACGCTCTGAAGGCAGAGGATTTTGTTAGAGGCAAGGTCGATTTCGTCAAGGAGCAAGATTGCACCTCGCTCAAGTGCTTCGATGACTGGGCCATTGTGCCATACGGTCTCACCATTAACAAGACGGAAACCGCCAATAAGATCATCTTCATCTGTTTCAATAGTAATGTTTACACGGATAATTTCTCTACCTAACTGAGCACATGCTTGCTCAATACCAAATGTCTTACCGTTACCAGATAAACCAGTTACGAAAGTAGGATAGAATAACTTAGATGCAATAATTTTTTTAACATCTTGAAAAGAACCAAACCTCACAAAGGTATCATCTTTCTGGGGAACTAAGTTCTTCTCAGCAGCTGGCATTGCAGATGGAGACTTGAAAGACTTTTCAATGTTCTCTACAGACTTTTTAGTTACTGTGAGATTCCATTTGCCTGGACTAACTCTGTACTTTTTGATTTTTTTAGTTACAGTTCCGTATCCAATGTTGTTCATTGCAGCAAATGCACGAACATCAGCAGCAGTAAGTTCATTACCGTATGTGCTTTTTAATCCGTCAAATGCTTGCTGTTCTGTCATTTTAAGTTCAAATGGTGCAAATGTTTTTTTAGTCATGATGTAATTTGTTTCGTTACACCTATTATAATGCACCTAGACATTATATCTATAACAAATGTGCCAGTTTAATAACTGGATTCCATCTGTTCTACCTTGTCTGCTTCACAACAAGAGTAAGTTAAGTCCTCTGTCCAATAAGACTTATATATTTTATTCCATACAACATCAAACTCTTCTTGATTTAAATTCTTAAACAGACATTTATCTTCTAAGTAGATGTGATAAGATTTCATTCTTCTTGTTTTTTTAGTTCGTCTTCTAATTCTTTAACTAATTTCTTTTTACTATGTCTACGATCTAATTCAATACCTAGTTCTCTACCAAACTCCTCTAGCTCTATCTTAGATAGAGATTCCAAATCAACTTGGCCTTCATCAGAGTCACCTTCTACTACATCGGGTTCTGGTTCAACTACGATAGGTGGAGTAGTTTTTCCACCTATTAAATCTCCAAATCTACTCATGGGTTTACTTTAATTGTTGCAAGTATTTATCAAGCAACCAACTCTATAAACTCACTCAATATCTTTTTGTTCATCTTTTTACTTTTAAGAGTCTTAGCAAATGCTCTCTTGATATCTGCCTTTGATGCATCTTCTTTGACTTCAAACTCTGTGTCATTACTTAAAGCATTAGATGATAATCCAAAGTAAGTATGATATCCAGAAGTCTTGATTGATGCGGTCTTGGTGTTTCTCCATACAACTCTTGCATTGATAAGGTCTGTACCATCAAGATGAGCACTTAGGAAACTATAAGAGTCTCCAGAGGTCAAAAGACGAATACCGATGAAGTTCATATTTGGAAAATTATCACGAAGATTCTTTAAGAATGCATCTGTGTAACTAGCACTACCATACCAACCTTCTCCAAAAGAATATGTCCTTCCAGTTTTACGACATCTTAAGAAACAATTCTTTCTTGCACTATCGCTAGAACCAAGATATGTTTTAGTTGGGTCATAATGACTAACGTGCTCACTATGATATGTAAGTGGATGACCTTCACCATCAGTTAGAATTACACACTGAACCTTTTGTACA